ATTACAACTAAAACTGTTTTTGTCAATAACTACGATATCAAAACTGATTTTGAAAAACAGAAACATCTGAATCCATATGCATCAATTTCTGCCAATGCAATTTATCGTCCAAGTGCGATGATTATTAATAAACCAACTTATTACGGCAGTTTCACTAATGAGAAAGATGTGACTAATGCAAGTTTTTTGCAGAAACGAATCTCTGGAATGAGACAAGCAGATGCCAATAAAATTGAAATCACAGTTCCAGGAAGAACAGATTATACTGTTGGACAGAAAGTTATTATTAATGTAGATAGAATAGAGCCTATGAAAAAGGGTGAGACAAACACACGTGACGAAATTATATCTGGTGCTTATATTATTGGCGCCATAAATCATTATATCGATAGAGAAAAACATGAATGTGTCATGGAACTATTTAAAGAATCTATGCTGAAAAATATGAATGGAAGATCCAAATGATGAAATTATACACAGGGTGTGTTGAAAATAGATTCGATCCCCTAAAACTTGGAAGATGTCAGGTACGAATTGTTGGTTTGCATACTGAAAATAAAATTCATTTACCAACAACGGATTTGCCTTGGGCATATCCAGTATCACCTATTACATCAGCTGGCACTTCTGGTATTGGTGCATCGCCTATTGGTCCAGTTGAGGGTTCTTGGGTATTAATTACCTTTATGGATCCAGATAACCAACAACCTATGATGTTGGGAACTTTGGGTGGAGCATTTCAAACTCCAGAAGCCTTAGAAGCTGGCAATGTTTCACTCAACACAGTTGATGCTTCTGGTAATATTGATCTTTCCAATAATGATAATCTTACTCAACCAGAACGTGATGCAGCTGCTCGTGTAGATAATGCAACTCCAGCCAATGTTGGAGAAACAGAAGACAGTATCACTGGTCCATTAGCACAACTTACTGGCTCTGCAGATTATGATTCATTTAATCGTGGTAGTGGAGCAACACCTGGAACTGGTACTGTTGGTGGACAAAAACTATCTTTGACGAAGACACCTATCAAAGATATTATGGCAGCCCAAGCACTAAGTCCAAATTCGCCAGATAGACTATTTGCTGTGGGTAAATATCAATGTATTCCTACAACTTTAAGAGAAGCATGCACGTCACTTAACATTGATGTTGAAACAACATTCAATGAACGTATTCAAGATTTAATTTGCCAAGAATATTTGATCGCACGTAAACGACCAAAGTTGCTTGCATACTACCGAAACCCAAATCAAAATAATGACGAATTACTAAAAGAAGCTGGTAGATCTTTAGCTGCTGAATTTTCTTCACTCGAAGATCCAGATTATCCAGATTATCCATACGGTGGTGAAAATGGAAGATATGCAAAATCTGGGATTAAAGTAAAGACTCCATGGAGTCTTGTAGAGTCAACTCTGCAACAAGAATGGACTTTTAGAAATACTTCTACAAAAGCCGCAGCTACTGCATCAATTGGTGGTGGTGATAAAATTGATATGGGTACCGACTACTATGGTGTAGTTAAAGCAACACCAAAGGATGATTCGGCAGAGTCAACTCCAAGAGAAGCTGGCAGTGCTACTGATGAAGGACTTGGTGGTCTTGATGGTGGACTTGGTGGTCTTGATATTGGTGGACTCGATCTTGGTGGACTCGATCTTGGTGGACTCGATCTAGGCAGTATTGCAGGATTAGATGCAATTGGTGGTTTAGAAGGGCTATCAGGATTTGGTTTAGATGGTATCCTTGGATCATTACCTACAGATTTAATAGGTAATATTACTGGTCAAATTTCTCAGTATACAGATCTAGTAAACAGTTTTGATATTGGTGCTTCTTTATCTGATTTAACTGGTGGATTAACAGATCAGCTTACTTCACAATTTGGCGATTTATCTGCAACTGTTACAAGTTTTGCCAATGATAATCTTGGTGGTCTTAAAACTAATATCCTTGACGCTAGTGGTAACATATTACCACCCAATATTGCAAATAGTTTAAATGCACAGATTTCAAATCTTGGGGGCGGTGGTATCGCCAATCCCTTTACATCTATTATTGGCCAAGGAACTAATGTAGAATCATTATTTGCATCAAAATTAAATTCACTATCAAGTTTTGGTGGTTCTATTACAGATATTGCTTCGAATCTTGGTATCAACAATGTTTCTGGATCTGTTACTGAATTAGTTTCTAAGTTGGGTATCGTGAATCCAACTAAAGATTCTATTCTAAATGAGTTGGTTAAAATAGCAAACTCTCCTGTTGGTCAAGCTAAAAGTCTTCTTACTAAATTAGAAGCTGAGGGTGAGCCAACAACAACTACTGTTGAAGCAGTAGGTATGCCGAATGCTGATGGTAGTATTAGCACTGGTCTTTCTGTTGATCCAAATCTTGGTTTTCAAGACCCAAATGGTGTATATCCAAAGTATAAAAATGAACCTGATACTAATCGTCTAGCTACTGGAAATAATTTAGGTAGAACATATATTGTTAAAAAAGAAGCAGCTATGAAAATGGGTATTAAGATTGCCAATGGTGGAACATGGAATCAATCTCCTGTTCCATATAATGCAACTTACCCATATAATAAAGTTACAGAAACTGAATCAGGACACGTAATGGAGTTTGATGATACTCCTGGATCTGAACGTGTTCATTTGTATCATAAAACAGGTTCATTTATTGAGTGGGATGCCAACGGCACACAAGTCAATCAGATTATTGGTGATAATTACTCAATCACTGAACGTAATGGATTTGTTTATGTTAAAGGTGTATGTAATGTAACAGTTGATGGTGCATTGAATGTACGAACAGATAACATCTTTAATTTGGAAGTATCTGGCGCAGCTAAAATAAATATCTACAACGAAGCCAATATTAACATTAGTGGAAATGCAAACCTTGCTGTTGGGGGAGAGTTTAACTTAAAAGCTAGCAAAGTAAATATTGAATCTGCTGGGCAACTTAACTTAAAAGCAGCCACTGGATTAAATATAATGTCTACCAAAGACATGAATATCAAATCAGAAGCTGGTATGTTCTTAGAAGCAGAAGCTGATATTAATATTAAAGGTACAGGCTCTGGCGTCTTTATTGGTGCTGAAAATAGTATTCATCTAGTTTCAGATAGTAAGAAAGTTAACATTCAAGCTGCAAAAGATATTAACTTAAAGTCGGGTGAAAAATTAAATGCAGAATCTACTGGAGACTTTAACCTAAAGTCTGGCGCAAAATTAAATACAGAATCTACTGGAGACTTTAATTTAAAAGGTGGCGCAAAATTAAATGCAGAATCTACTGGAGACTTTAACCTAAAGTCTGGTGCAAAATTGAATGCACAATCTACTGGTGAATTAAATATTAAATCTAGTGCTGCTACTAATGTTCAAGCTGGTGGAAACTTAAGTTTAAAGGGTAGTAATACTTATATCGATGGTGGTATTGTTGATATTGCAAATGGTTCTTCTTCTAGTGCTGGCACTGCTGGCTCGGCTGGTACCGCTGTTGCTGCTGAAGAATCTACACCTGCTTTAGAATCTAAGAAATCTGGACAGGCTGACTTAGAGTTGCCAATTGAAACTCGTGGTACCAGTGGTGTTTCTGTATTACCACCAATGGCAGTTTCAACTCGTGGTTCAGAAACTGGTTTTGACTCCCCAGATACTGGCAGTTCTACTGCGTATGCGAATAGAAAGATTGAAAATAACGAAGTTAGTAAATCTGATATTGAGGGCAGTAAATATTCAACACAAAAAGAAAAGCCAGCAGCAAACTCTGCGGCTACTCCAGGATCTGTTACTGGTCTAGATGCAATTAAAAATATGCCAGCAGATCAATATACTGCTGGAATGAAATTATCCAAGCATTTTACTCTTGGTGATTTAACCAAAGGTGGTGTTCGTATTCCACGTGTTACATATAATGTTAATGGTGCAAACATTACACCTCAAGAAATTGTTTGTAACATGAGAGTATTGGCTGAAAAAGTTCTTGATCCAATCTATGAAAAGTTTGGTAAATTCACTATCACGTCAGCTTTCCGCAGACCACCATTCGGTGCTGCTCCAGGAGACTTGGGTGTAGGAGTAAAAGAAGGTGGTGATCACCCAATTGGTTGTGCAGCTGATATTGTGTTTGCAGGTGGCAAGGCAGAAACTTACAAAACATGTAGCGAGATTGTTAAACTCCTACCTTCATGGAACCAAGTTATTATGGAATATAATGGATCTCAATATTGGATTCATGTGTCATGTAGACCAGCTGGGAATAAAGGACACATGTTTACAATGAATCATCATAAAACCTATGCGGGAACATTCCCCACAGGTGGATTTGTGTTGGTATAATGGCTGTTTTATTTACATATTCAGCTGAACTTGGATTTGTAGAGATCCCAGGAGATCCACTATCTCAAATGAGTGACCCGATAGATGGTGCAGGTGCAGTTCCAAGTAATTATATAAAAAGTGTCTATGAAGCTACTTACTTTAGAACAACGATAACAATGCAGGGTAAATATCTAGTACCAGCGACCGAACAATTTACATATGAAAATGCCATTGATCATACTACATCTTTTGTTTGGGCTAATCATGGATTAACTTATACTAAAATAAATGGTCATACTTTTAAACTTGAAGGACCAGTAACTAATGTTTTTTTAGATCAGTACTATGAATTTTCTTTGACTGATTATAGTAGTCAAATTTTACCATTTAATACTACTACTTCATTTTGGTCCTTAAATAGATATGAGAAACCAAATCCAGTATTAACTGAATTTTTATATCCATTAACTATTACTATCCCACCAGATCCTAATGCTCTCATTCCTTCTGTTAACAACACAGTCGAACAAGTTGATCTGCACCAATGGGTTGTTTGGAGATATCAAACTGCAATTGATAATATTCTTTACTTAAAAACTCAGGGACTTAAATAATGCCATCAGTATCAAGACAGGGCGATAGCGTTTTATCTCCAGACGGAACTGGTTATAAATGTCGTATGCCAATGCAGACTTCTATTGCAGGCGCTAACGGTAATGGAGTTTTCGCTAATGGAATGTTAATTGCAGTTATAGGTTCAGCAATAACAGTACACCCAAAGTCAGGATGTACCCCAGATATATCATTTGTTTCTAGTGGATCTGGTAAAGTTTTTATTGGAGGACAACCAGTCGCTAGAATTGGTGATTCTGCTGGAGATAACACCATAACTCGAGGATCTCAGAATGTTTTTGCAGGATAAGGTATAAATAATAAGATGGCACGAAATACAAGAATCTTCTCAGATATCGACTTGAACTTCACTGCTCACCCAGTGACGAAGGACATAACACGCAGATATGATGAGAATGCAGTAAAGACTGCACTTAAAAACCTAATTTTAACATCTAACTATGAGAGACCATTTCATAGTGAAATTGGTTCTTCGATTCGAGCGATGTTATTTGAGCCACAGTCACCATTAACTTCAGCTTCTATTAGACGTGCTATTTTTGACATGATTCAAAGTTTTGAACCAAGAGTTACAGTGACTGAAGTTGCTGTTACATATAATCCAGACGATAACGCAGTTTCTATAAGAATAGATTTTAAAATAATTAATACCGAACGTCCATTGAGTGTGGATTTGGTACTGGAAAGAACACGATAAATGGCTAACAATAAGAAAATTAACGTAACAGAATTAGACTTTGATGCTATCAAAGCTAACTTAAAAACATTCTTACAGGCACAGACTGAGTTTCAAGACTATGACTTTGAGGGTTCTGGTCTTTCTGTAATTTTAGATATTCTAGCTTACAATACTCATTACAATGCTTTGTATAATAACTTAGCTGTTAATGAGATGTTTCTTGATTCTGCAATTAAAAGAAACAGCGTAGTTTCACTTGCTAAATCTCTTGGTTATACACCACGATCTGCCAAATGTTCTGAGGCAGTTGTTAATTTAACAATTACTTCAGCCTCAGCTGGACCAAATTTAGTTAGTATACCGCAATATAGTCCATTTAGTACAGTTGCTAATGGAAAGACATATAATTTTTATAATAAAGAAGCTATAAGTGTTACTGGATCATCTAATGTTTATAACGTAACTGGTGTTACGTTAATTGAAGGAACTCAACTATCATTTAGATTTAATGTATCCACTGGAACAAGATACATTATTCCTAACGCTAATGTAGATTTAGATACAGTTGCAGTTCGTGTTCAAGAAAATGCAACAAGTTCAGATTTTAAAACATTCACAAATGCAACTTCATTAGTAGGACTTGATCCAACAGTTAGAGCATATTGGCTAAAAGAAATAGATGATGGCTTATATGAGTTAGTTTTTGGTGATGGAGTTCTTAGTGCAGCATTGACAAATGGTAATGTAGTTGAAGTTAATTACATTGTTTCAAACTTAGACGGAGCCAATGGTGCACGTTCGTTTGCGTTTGCTGGTGATTCTCCATATTCAGGTTCTGTAGTTTCTGTAGTAACTACTAGTCCTGCGGGTGGCGGTTCTGAGCCAGAAGGAATTGACTCTATTCGTTTTAATGCTCCTAAAATTTATGCTGCACAAAATCGTGCAGTCACCACGGAAGATTACAAGGCACTTATCTATAGTAATTTTGCTGAGGCTAAATCAGTTGGTGTTTGGGGCGGCGAGGATAATAATCCTCCAGTCTATGGCAAAACATATATTTGCGTTAGACCTAAAACTGCCACCAAATTGACAACTCAACAAAAGTCTACTATAATTAATAGTATTCTTGCTAATAAAAACGTAGTTTCTGTAACACCAGAAATTATTGATCCAGATTATTTAAATATTGCTTTGAATATAACTGTATATTACAATCCACGTGAAACTACTCGTAGTGCTAAAGAGATTCAGACAATTGTATACAATACCGTAATTAAATATGATGATGACGAACTACAAAGATTTGATGGAGTATTCCGTCACTCTAAATTAAGTCGATTAATTGATACATGTGAAAGAGGTATTAGTAACAATAACATGACTGTATTGATCCGTCGTAAAGTTGCCCCACGATATAACGTGAGTGCTCAATACATCATTGATATTATTAACCCAATTTATACAACTGGATTGGCTCAAAATAATATTTACTCAACTGGAATTTTTATTTACGGT